TTCTGGCGTGTATTCACGAGCCATATTAACCTACTTGTACGTAGTTGCCATTAGGTAGTTGCTTAAATTTACCCTTTCCAGGTACGTCTACTATACCACTAGCATCTGGTGCGGGAGCAGCTTGTGGTGCTGGGGCAGCTTGTGGCCCTTTTTGCAAGTTAGTAACAATTGCAGCCCGTTGTTTTTCAAGTTCTGCAATTTTAGCTGCGTCTTTCTTAGGATCCAAATTAAAGATTTGATCGTTAATGTCTTTAAGAAGAATCTTGGCATTTGAACTTTCAACAGACTCGGCACGGCCAGCACCTTTAACAATTTGCAATGCATCTGGCAAGCTATAGCCTTGTTGTAAAAGCTGTTGTACATAGCCTTTTTCTGCATTAGCTTGCTGACCAGCAACAGAAGCGTGTATTTGAGCAACTTTTTCAGCGCTCTTGTTTTTCTGGTATGAGTCGTAATCTTTCCAAGCCTCATCAACATCACCAGCAGCAAACTTACGTTGTGCTTCAGATAAGTCAGAAGCAGCTTTAGCAGAAGCATCTTTAGCAGATTCTTGAGCTTCGTATGCTTTAGCAATACCGGGAATTGCTGTTTGGGCGCCCATGTTAAGGGCTTGCATTAGACCACCAGGGGCTGGGGTAGTACCAACTTTAGCAAAACCTTGGGCAATAGCTAAAGCAAGTTCACGATTACGTGATGCATCGCTACCACGAGTTTGTAGTTGCTCGGCATATGCTTTTTCAGCGTCTGTTGGCCCAGTAGTAACACCACGCTTAGCCATCATAGCATCACGTGCAGCAGCAAACTCTTCTGGAGTAGTTGGATTTGCAGGTACTTTTGGTTCAGGGACTAAACCCTCATCAGCAAACGCAATAATGCCACCACCAGCAAAACCTTGAGAATTAAACGCTGGACCACCTGCAGCACCTAAGCCTGATAAACGTGCTTGGTCCATCATTCTTGGATCCAGTTGTTGTGGTTGTGGTGGCTGAGCAGCTTGCATCAAAGCTTGAGCTGCTCCAGGGTTTTGGCGTAAACGATTCTGGTCGGCCTGAACACCTTTGAAAATCATACGCTCATTATCATTAACTTGTGGATCATTAATACGTTGTTGTAATGGGCTTGGTTGACCAGGCTGTCCTTGAGCTGCACCTAATTGGCGGGCATCGGATTGTAATTGTTCGTCATTAATAACTGCGCCATATTTAAATCCTGGTACCTTACCGCCTTTACGCATAGCGATAATACCACCTTCTTTCTTACCGACGTTACCACCACCGAATGCAGCGCCAAGGGCTGCAGCAGTTCCGCCAAGGCCAATAGCCTGTTGAGTAGCAGTTGGCTGTGCTTGGTAAATAGAAGTAGTAGATGCTTGCATAGGTAAACCACGCAACATATTGGACATTGTGCCCAACTGGAGCAATGGGTATTGCTGTGCAGTAGCATAGTTTTGAATAGCTTGATTGATAATCTGCTGTTGTTGGGCTTGTTGTGCTGCACCTTGAGTAGCTTGTGTACCAATGATACCTTGTTGAGCGGCAAGTTGCTGACCACCAATATTAGCCAGATTACCTGCTGCAGTATTAGCTAAACCATATCCTGCTTGTTGAGCGCCGACACCAGCAAGACCGGCTTGAGCACCCTGTATTCCTAATTGACCAGCTTGTTGTGCACCTTGTAAGCCCATGCCATAACCTTGCATAGCTTGTGCACCTGCTTGTCCAGCGCCTTGTAAGCCCATACCGTAACCACTTAATGCCTGTTGATTACCAGCTAAAGCAGCTTGATTAGCCGTATTCATTTGCTGTTGTGCATTTTGATACGCATTTTGATATGCGTTACCAACTAATTGGTTTTGAGCCAACATTTGGTTTTGTTGGGTTAAAGAATTTGCTAAAGCATTACGTGAACCGCCAAAGGCTCCGGCTTGTGTAGCAGCACCTTGTTGGGCAGCATTTTGCATACCATACTGTTGGTTAAGTAATTGTTGTGCAGGAGCTAGTGCATTTTGAATATACGGATTCATGTAAGCGCCAACAGCGCCAGGGTTTGTAGACATCTGCCCTAAGCTAGCGCCAATATTAGCCCCTTGTTGACCTTGCATTGCACCTAAACCGCCAAACATACTAGATTGGCCCGCATATTGCTGCCCCGCTTGAGCACCCATACCACCAAACATATTAGAAAGTTGTCCCGCTTGCTGACCGGCCTGAGCACCCATACCACCATATGCCCCAGCACTACCTACAGTACCTAAAGCACCCATACCGGCACGACCAGCTAAATTAGTAGCAGCACCATATTGTCCAGGCGTTTGTAAATTAGCTGCGGCTGATTGGGCTTGTTGTTGCAGTGGAGAAAAACCAGCTACATATTTAGTAGGATCATTACTATAAGGAGTATATGGTTGAAATCCAGTAATTTGACCACCAGGCTGCGCATTACCTTGAGCATCGTATCCACCGTTTTGGGATGGGTTACCGTTAGCATCATATTGTCCTGGTTGGCTTAATGTAAATAACTGCGACTGTGTCGCATTAAGCATATTACTTACATATGGCTGAGCATAGTCAGGAATGTTAGTATTTTGAACTGTAGTTTGTGTTGGCCCCGATGGCGCAGATGGAGAAGATGGTCCGCTCATATTAATTACCTAACATTTTTGAAAACGACTTGTCTGTCAACTTATACCCTAAATATTCAAACAACCTAGAGTTGTCTAAATGTACTTTTGTATTTACAATAATTCTTTGTACACCACGCTCTTTCAAAACCTGTTCGGCATACTGAAAAAGCCTAATCCCTACTCTACCTTTACGGAATTCTTTTTTTACAAAGTAAATATCTTCCGTTGCTGTTATGCATGATTTATAGTGCAGATGAGGGCTAACAAAAAATATAATGTAGCCGATCAATTCACCATCTGCCCTACAAGTAATGCATCTCAACATGCCTGCTTCTGCACAGCGCTTATAAACCTCGTAATTTGGCTCATAAGGGAATTCTTTTGTTACACACAGCTCTTCGTAATGCAAAGGAAAAAGCTTTTCAAATTCGTCTACAAATTTAAATCCGTCCACATCTTCGTATATAAGTGTTGTCATTTTGGTAAGTATTTATCTGCTTTCACTTCGGGTGCTTGTTTCTTTCTTCCAGTACGTGCACGACGGATATTGTCCATCATGGCATATAACTTCTTGGCACCAGCATCTGTTGAGCCATTACCTAAATGACTTACTACATCAGCAGGGACTACAAATTCACCGTCGGCCAAACGAGCTGGTTGTTTACCCCCGATATTAGCAGGAATAGAATCGCTCATGCCATCTCCAGGACCTTTTAATAATCTTGGATTACCACCAGCAGCATAGCTACCTAAACTTGGGGCACCTGTAATACCGCCAGAAGCCATATCAGTAGTATCAGGAGTAGAGTCTGGGCTAATTTTGCCATAGGTAGTTGACGCAGCAGGAAGAACAACAGCATTTTTACCTAATCCAGCAGCAGAAGCTTTTTGCTTTACACGATATAGTGCGGCTTCGTATGGACTTAAGTTACGGGTATTTGGGTCTGTATCTTGAACAATACCAACACTTGGTGTAGGTGTAGACATAATTGGGCGATGGCCAAATAAGCCTTGTAATTCTTGCGTAGCATCTTCAATACCTACAACACTGCCATAAGGACTATCCCCATTATAAGAAGGTACAGAACCGCCTTCACGCATATTTTGTGTTGGCTCACCTGTTAATGGATTTGTTTTTGGTTCATATAAAGATGCCGTTGCTTGTGCGCTTGTTGGCATTTGCGTTGGCGTTGCATAATATGAACGTTGCTGTTGGCTTTGTGGGTACATATCACTACCCATAAAATTAACTTGCGCCGGCCCAGATTGCATTAAACCACCGTCTGCAGCATTTATTGTGGGCATATATCCAGGAGTACTTGGATATGTTGGGTTAGGAACACCTGGTTTATATGGTTGTAATTTATAGTTTGGATACTGAGCTACATACGCTGGGTTTGGTTGGTTTGGAAATGTGCCTTGAAAATTAGGCGATAAGGTCTTTAAGCCAAATGGGTTTGTTGAGCCCGATGCTGTAGCAGTAGGTACGGTTGAGCGGTTACTTCCTAATGTATCCATCAGTAATGGGGCGCCAGCCATAGCTATGTTGGTAGCGTTATTCATTAAAAATTTACCTGGGGCCGCTGATGCGGCTTGTAAACCAGCGGTCATTGGGCTAGCTGCATTAGCAGAAGTAGCATAAGCTCCAGAATATTGTTGTGCTAAATTTGAGTATTGTTCTGGGCTAATTGCACCAGATTGTAAGGCTTTACCAGCATCGGAAATATTATTAATAGCTTGTGGTTCTACCATACCACGACTTGCGTCCATAACTTGATTTGCTGGTAATGAAGTTTCTACACCGGCACCTGCAATAGCTTCATTACCTGCTGTTGTTGCAGCTTCTTGTACGCCTTCTGAACCTAATGCTTCTAAAGAACCACCCAATTCACCGCCGCCATAAGCCGACAGACCAGCCAATAAGCCTTTAGTAAGAGAGCCTGTTGCAGCATAATCAGCTAGACCAATACCACCAGCTACCAAAGGTAGCATTTCAGGACCAAGGAACGCAGAAGCAGCAACACCTGCTACCATTGGAAGTACAGAGCTTAAAAACCCTGCTTCTGGAAGGCCAGTTTCTGGATTAGTGGTAAGGGAACCACCATGCTGTGCAGCCAAACCTTTAAGGGCCTGGACTTCGCCTTTGGTCATATGGACGAGCTCAGTATCGTCGTTCCGACCCTTAGATTTTAGGTAATGTGCTGTATTGTGTAGTCCCATAAGGCCTCACCTCGTAATTTTGTTCAAGTTTATCATTTAAACTGCCGTTCCGGAAGCATTTACCCATTTAGTTCCAGTCCACCAAATAGGGATTCCAAGCTCTGTATCAAAAAATATCTGCCCAACTAGCAACAAATCTTTTGGTCTATTGCTTGTAGAACCAGAATCAGGCACGGCAATTGCCTGAGTAAACGTATCAATTTGGTTAAAATATAGACGCAGAGCATTATTCATCTGGTCTTGATATGCCTGCGTATAGTCAACTGGCGCAATTAATAAGTTAGGCGCTTTTGAAGGGCGTAATGGCCCTATTTTATCGTTAGTATTAGCCATTATCTACGTCCGTCTGGGCGAATATCAATCCGTGGGCTACCCAACTGCCAAGTTACACCAGCATCTGCAGACTCAATTCTAAACGCCATTTGGCGACCACGAAGACGTGTATAGACCTGCCCAGTAAATTGTTGGATTGTATATTCTGGCACTACACTATAGTTTTGAGCGGATTGAACTTGTGGCCTATCTGCCTGCCCGTATGGAGTACCTGAGTTTTCTCTAGGCTTAACAGTCATGGTAACGCTAGGTTGATTAACTGTAGAACCGTTAAAATTAACGTCAGGAAGTATACGCCACACAAACCCAAAGTTATGTCCGTCGCCAATGTCAAAATCAGAACTTTGTACATACGAATAAATAGGCAGTGGGGTTACTAGCGAGCCGTCATCACACCCATTTTCATGATAAATTAATCTTCCGTTATAGTCGGCGGCAATAGGATATGGAACAATGCCCGTCTGATACCAAGCAGTTCTTCCCATAGTTCCGTAATACCAAACACGGTCTAAATAGTTATAAATTACGTATTTGTCTACAACTGTATTACCACTTGACTGGCTTACATAAAACCACCAAATTTCGTTGAACGCTTCGTTACTACCAGCAAATACTTGATATGCTTGGTCTTCATTAATATCAGCAAAAATGTACTGGCGCAGTGAGCAAGGAAGGACTTCTACTCGGCCCGAATACATATAAAACCTATCTCGACCCATCCAATACGTTACGTTGTTAATTGTAATCATGGAATTAGGCGACATAATAGAGATGTTATCCATCAATACTTGGAAACCCCAAACATATGGTGCTCCTAAATACTGCATTGAATACAAACATGAATCAGTCCAAACTAAAATCTCTTGGCGTGTAGCACGGGCGCCCATAATGTAGGAGCCGTTTGTCAACAGGTATTCACCAGATTGATTAGTTGTTTGTGGTATCCACTGATACGCATTGCCTTGATCTGACCAGCGAACCAACATAGGGTTAAATGTTGTATTGGCATTATTGGGATCGTAAGAATTAGAGCCAAACGCAATAATAAATTCTTGAATAGCTGAAGAAATAACTTGGTATGTTTTGTTTGGAACAAAAGCGCCAGCATAAGAAAAATTATAATTACCCGAACTTAGACCAGTTGTAGGGGTTGTTATAGGAACAGTAGTTGATCCAGTAATATAGTTAGACGCTACTTTAGTTCCCGCTGCAATATGCGTGCCAGTAATCACCATATAAGGATAAATGCTTGGCGCAACTGCGGAAGATACAGTAATAGTAGAAGATCCTGAACTAAACGTTGTGCCTGTATCGGTAATGGCGGTAGTCGAATTAGCTAAAGTACTTAAATATGTTGCAGGTGTAGATAACCCATTAGAGTCCTGCCAATAAAATATTGGGCCGCCACGAGGAGCTAGTACAAGATCAGCACCGTAGTTATCGTTAGACCAAAGGCGTAATTGTTCGCCAATCCCGCTAGTATACGCAGAACCCCATGCACCACGAGACCAAGGTCCGGCGCCCCAGCCATTACCCGTAACATAAACATCTAAGCCGGCGGGATATTTATATCCAATTGTAACCGTACCACCGCCCGTACCAGTAACAACTACTGGATAAGTTATAGTATATTGGGTCGAAGAAATCACAGAAGTTACAGTAAACTCTCCGGAAATAGTAACCCCCGTACCGTAGTACCCACCCCAGCTATCATATCCGTATGGATCAACGCCCCAACCAGCGCCAGCACCAACAGGAGCTGAGCTAGTAATATAAACAGAATCGCCTACATTGGGACTATATGAGGCATCAGTAACAGTAACAATATTTGTACCATTACCAGTAAATGGGTTAGTTAAAGTATCTGTTTGTACTACAGGTGTAATGTCGTAATACACACCACCTTCGTAAATATAATAGTTACTATTTGTACCTACACCAATATAAATATTGCCAGAACCTAAGTCTGCATCAGACCATACCCACAAAGAACGGCATACGCCTGTAAATTGGCTATTAGATATTTGAGTCCAACCACCTATTTTTTCAGGAAAGCCAGAACGAAAACGTACTTTATCCCCATCATACCAACCACCTTCGTTAGAATAATCAGTACCTTCACGGTTTAAGCCGGGTCTAAACTGTAGTTTTTGTAATGGCATACGGGTTTACCCTAGTACAGATATTGCTTTTGCAATTTTAGCTTTACGGTCGTCTAGGCCAATTAAGCCACCATTAATCCGTTTAGTCATTGTAACGTAATCTTTATTGTCCGCCAAGGCATTTAGTCCTTTTTTACCCCAGAACCACCCTGCCGACAAACAAGCATAATGAGGGTCAACCAAAAGCTGTGGTTTATTAATAAGATCAGCGCTAATTGCTTCTCCACATCGCTCATAGTTTTCCTTACCAGTTAATTGGATAAGGCCACGTCCGTGAAACTTCCATCCATCGCCTTCTTCTGTATTTCCCAAGCGTCCTGCATATACTTTGTTAGCAATTTTTTCTGGATTGTTTGCATATTGTTCAGCCACATCTGTACTAGGAAATCTTGAGGGCCATGTACGCATAAGTCCATCGGCAGAGTAATGAAGGTTCTCTTCCAAAGTTCTGAAATTGTTTGACTCATGCTGGCATTGTCCTATAAAAGCTGCTTGTCTAAGAGCAGTGTTAATGTCGTATTTAGTAAACGTATGGTTTAATGGGTCCAGCCATTTTTGGTCTATTCCCAACGCTGTTAGCTGCTCCTGGTTCATTTAATCAACCCGTTTTCAGTAGCCCATTCTTGCCATAGATTTACTTGGAGGGTTGTTTGAGCGCATTGTCCAGCAAGTATTGGGTAGGCGGTTTCTGCATCAGTTCCTTTGGGGGTTGGGGAAATGCCGGGCATTGCACCGCTACTGGGGTTGAGCTGCATCCTACCATAAAAATTGCGCAAAGCAGCAAGCTTACCTTCGTACTCATTTTGTATTCCTTTATTAACTAGTTGGTGTTGCTGTTCGATTTCTTGGTTATGGGCTTCTTGCGCTTTAGCGATTGATTCAACGTTTGCCTTGTATTCCAAGTATCTACTATTACCAATATGAAAACCGCCAAAGAAACAAGCAGCGCAAAGACCCACAGCCAATCCAATTTTGATGTAATTAATGTACCCACTTATTAGCGTCCACATTACTGCGGCTCCGTATCTTTTTTCATCATAGTAGCCGCTCCGCCAGCACCAGATACAAGGCCTAATGCTTCAGCAAGTTCAGTAAGACTAATATGTTGTACTTGCATCACTTCATAAATAGCAATACAGATAATAGCCACAAACCCAATCAACCAAGTCCAACGACCGATATCGTGGGTTTTATTATCCTTGCCAGTTAGAAGATGGGTAAGGATTTCGTTCATACTTATCTAATTCTAATTGCAGTAATAGATCCATGACCAATAAAAGTACCACCAGAGAATGAGCAATTAACCGATAAATAGACTGTAGTGGTAGAGCTAACATTAAGGTACAAAGTATATGGTAAAGAAATAGCAGTAATTCCTGCACCACTTTCAAAGAATCCAGCAGAACTGTCAATAGATCCCGTGGTGTTTAAGTCCGTAATAAACGCAACTGCAAGAGCACTTGATCCAGAACCCTGGTTGGCGGATCCAACACCGTTAATAAGCCACACACCAGCCCCTAAAGATACTGTGCAAATAGTTGCTGTTACACCGCTAGTAAGAGAAACATTGGTGCCGTTACTTGTTACTACTTCACCCACATATCCAGAAGAAACATTACTTCCGTTTGTTACACCGACTACGTTAGGCGTTGTAATAGTTGGTGAATTAGCTTGTACAACCGCACCAGAACCTGTTGTAGAAATAAGACTAATAGTTGGTGATGTACCCCCGCTAGATTGTAGAGGAGATATAGCATTTACAGAAGATACGGCACCACCACTAGTCCAAACAATTTGTGAACCATTATATTGAAGAATTTGGTTACTACCCGATGGAGCAGAAATAAAACTTGTGACTCCAGAATTGGTTTGGTACACCAGCTGATTTGCGCCGCCGCCGTTAATGTTGCTAGCTGTTGTGCTACTTGTCTGCCAGTTAAATCCTGTGCCTGGTGTGTAAGCTAAAAAAGTAGAAGAACCGGATGAAGGAGGTGCAGAAATATATCCAGTTGAACTAGAGCCAGTTTGGTAAGGGATGTTACCAGCAGCGCCACCGTATAAGCTAGCATTAATAACAGGAGCAGTAATAGTGCCAGTAGCATTGATTGTGCCAGTAATACTTAAGTTACCGCCAGTAAAACCAGTAATACCAGAGTTAAAGTTTGTGCCGTCGCAGTATACTAAGGTAGTAAGGCCATTAGGGATAGTAACAACTGAACCAGTAGAAGCTCCAATAGTAATAGGGAAACCACCAGTAGTCTGGTTTGAGATAATATAAACTTTAGGTTCTAGTGGAGCTACGATTGCGTTAGTACCAGATGTTGAGCCAGTCACCACAATAACGGCTTTTCGAGCTTGGTCAGACGCACCATTGGCAACGGATAAAGTAGCGCCCGAAGTACCGGAAACAGTCACAGTTGCAACGCCAGCTACCGCATCTTCAATAAGCTGCCAGTTAGTATTAGTGGTGGTACCCCATGTACCTGATTGTTCGCCGTTCCCGATTTGAGTAAGGGTTAGACTGGGTGTATATGTAGATGACATAATTTATCCTTGTGAATCGTTAATTTGTACCCAATTCGGGGTTTGACTATCATTAATTTTAATCCATTCACTAGTAGTTTGGCTATCTAATAAACGAATTGCTTCGGTAACTGCGGCCACAAATTGGGTGCTTGATGCGTTTTGGTCGCCAGAACTTAAGGTTTCTACTACAGATAATAAGAACGAAAAACCTATACTAGAGGTGTCTGCAGGGGCAAAGTTCTCCGCAATAGTTAACGCAATAATCTTACCGGCTACGGCAGAATCGGCCAATCCTGCATTTTCAGCTATAGAAAGCGCATAGTTTTGGGCTAGGTGGTCAATCTCATCCATTGTTACAGCTTCAGCAACAAATGCCGCAAAGCCAGCTTGGAGGGAGATTAGGTCGGCTATATTAGTGTTTTCTGAAATGGACTCTAGGTAAGCCGAGGTTGTTGAGAAGGTGTCCAAAACGCTAGTAATAGGTTCGGTCTGGGATTGCAAACCAGCAAAATAAACTGTATTGGAATCGGTTACCCCAAAGTTCTCCATTGCATATAGTGGTATTGCCGTTGTGTTAAAGTCGTTAAAAGAAGCGTTTTCAGACAGCGATAGGAGATAGCTGTTAGTTTCGGAGTTGGCGTCAGCAGGGGTATAGTTTTCGGTAATAACAAAAGCAAACAAGCCAGCTTCAGAATTGAAGTCGTTCATAGTATTGGCCTCGGACTTGCTTAATAAATAGGCAGCTTGGGTCGTGTTTGCATCGGCTATGCCTGAATTTTCAGTAACCGATACGGCGTAGTTATTTATACCTAAAGCGGCATAAGCAGATTGAGCGAAGGCTGATATACCAAACATAATCTATCCTAGTAAGTTGGCAAGGCCGCTGTTGGTGGTGTGAAGTTGCTTGTATAACGAGCATATCCATTGGTGATGCGTAAGTCATCTATGTAGCCGTTTAATGGTCTGCCGTTTGTAGGTCCATCATATCCAGTAACAGGAGGCCATGTGTTGATTGAACCAGATGCAGTCGTTGTAGCAGCTTGTACACCATTTAAAAATAATCTAATAGTACCGCTTGCTCGTGTATAGGCAACATGATACCAAGTGTTTGCAGAAACGGAAGATGTGTTTAAAGTAGTACCAGTGCTTCCTGTATATTGACCACTATATATTGCCCCACTAGTTAACAACAAAAATGCGCCAAAATCAGCATTCGTACCATTGTTATAGTTCATGGTTCCTGCAATCCATTGGCTTCCAGAAACACTATTAAAATAAACCCAACATTCAATAGTAAAATCGCCTGTGCCAAAGTTGATTGGTAAGGGACTTGTTAATGCACTGTTCGTAGCAAAACTCAAACTTCCTGTCCCATACTTTTTAACACTTGTGCTTACTTGTGCAGAGCCTACTGTTTGTAGGTCATTTTGCATAGCAAGGTCAGGGATGCCAGCATTTTGAAAACTAGCTAAAAATGTAGTAGAGCCTGACGAAGTTAATGGAGCAGTTGGTGGTGTAAATGTAGTTGAATACAAAGCTGTGCCTACTGTATATCTAACATCTGTTAAATAACCTTGCATATAAGGCGGAGCATTTCCAGTTAAAACACCAATCATTGCACCAGATTGAGTAAAATTTACTCCATTTTGAACAGTTGATGTAACTACTAAAATACCATCAACATATAATTTTGTTGTTCCTGAAGCTCTTGTTGCAGTTACATAATGCCAATTATTTATTCCCGGTGACCAAGTGTAGCCAACAATATATGCGCCTGTGCCATGCTGACTTATTCGTAACTGACCACCACTATATCCAAACCAAAGCTGTCCACTAGCTCCAGAAATATTATTTGTAGTAGTAAAAAAAGCAACTTCAGGAGTAACAGAAGGATTAAAGTTTACCCAACATTCAACAGTAAAATCTCCAGTTCCGGGAGAAAAAGCAGAGTTACTTGCCATTGTCAAATAACTACTACCATCAAAATATCCACTTCCACCAATAGTCGTTGTAGAGTATGGTGCTGTTGGGTTAAATGGTGAGAAGCGTTGAACTGATGGTGAGCCTGATGTTGTGATTGCAAAAGCATTAGAACTTGCATCATAAAAACGATTTGACTGGCAAGTTAATAATTTGCAATTTGTTCCAGCGATTAATGGTGTTGTAGGTACAGTAATTGAAGTAAATCCTGTTCCTACTTGATATTCCAAATTAGAAATGTAACCATTGAAATAATATGGGCTTGAAACAACACCAATAGAAACACCATTCTGACCAAAACTTGTACTATTAAAAATTGTTGAATTAGTAACTGATTGATTTAATCCATTAATAAATAAATAAACAGTTCCACTAACTCTTGATGCTGCAACATGATACCAAGTATTAACTGTTGGATTCCAAGATGTATAAGCTCTATTTCCTGTGCCATGTTGATTTAATGTCAACGAACTACTGTTATAACCAAACCAAAATTTATCAGAACCAGATGTACCAACAGCATCGTTTTGCATAATAGGAGCAAAATCTGATGGAATACTATTAATAAAAACCCATGCTTGAATAGCAAAATCTCCAGTTCCAGGAGCAAAACTAGAATTAGAAGCCACCCCTAAATAACTAGAACCATTAAAATAATTACTCCACAAGTTCCCATAAGGACTAAAGCTACCTTGTGTAGTATTGCCGTTACGAGTAATCGTAAAGTTATTGGTAGAGCTATCTAGGAATGTATTGTTTTGTGCGCCATTCGTTCCATCGCCATTGAGCAAGAGCGTGTTGTAGTTAAAATAGGCGTCTGAGTTTGGGTTAGGCCATAAATTTTGGCTTTGTAAATACGCAGCTTGGTCGAGCGTCCACACCCCATTTGCTTTAGTCGTGTTATACGAATTTGCAGGGGTAGGTGCTGTTTGGTTAATTAAGCCGCCTGGCCAACGTTCGCTCATAGTATTATTTTACGATATTGCTAAGAAGATGTAAGAACCACCATTAATATTAACAGTAGATGAAGCATTAGAAGTTAAAGTAAACCCACCAGATGAAGCATAAACTCCGTTGTTGCCTGTGGTTTGTGCAGCTGTAGTATTTAATAATTCATATGGACTAGAGCTACTTGTAAGCCCATTTGCAGAATCAAAACAATACCAATTACCAACATCATCTGTGCGTTTAATTAAAATAAACCTAGCACCACCTGAACCAAAACCACAAGCAATAGATTGTCCTGTTGCGTTTCCTGTGTAAGAGCCAACTTTAGATACCCCTGCGCAAGTGGCAAATAGGTAAGCTACAAAATTAAACCCAGAACCATTAACAGGAGAACTTCCGTCAACACTAAAAACAGTAGATGTAGGGTCTGTAAAATTCCAATAAGAAGCATAATTAGGAACTCCAGAAGTAAAATAAGTTGTATAAATATTTCCTAATGTACTATTGTATATTTCCCATTGAGCTGCGCCATTTCGTTTTTTAACAATCATCATTTCAGCAGGAACAGTTAAATTATGATTAATTGTTGTTGCACTTCCTGTTCCTGTATAACAAACTACATCAAAAAATGTAGGGGCTCTCCTAAACAATTCTCCAACCCAAGTAGAGTTTGAATAACCGCTACCACCAAAACCTGTATTTTGATTTAATGCAACTTTAAAATCTGAATCTGAGTATGTTCCTTCTGCTGAAGTTGATGCCGTACTCATAAAATACGGATTATTACCTACTAATCTTGCGCCCATTTCTGGGTAGCCACCATAACTAGGTGTGTATAAATTAATTGCAGCATCTACAACAAAAGATGTTGGCATACTTGGTGTAGCACCAGTACCAGCAACAGGAGCAAAAACACTAGTACCAGTAGTAGGTGGTTTATTAGGTCTGCGGATTGCTATGTATATAAAACTTGCGCTACCAGCAAAAAATCCTGCCTGACCTGAAACAAATCCTGTTGCATTTGGAGTTAAATAACTTGGTGAAGCATTTGAACTATTTTCTGCTGCTGGTGTATTTGCTTGTAAGTATTGGTCTTGAGTATTACTAAAGCCTCTCATAACATCAAAAATAAACCAGCTTCCAGAAGCAGAAGTTTCTTTAATCATTACATACTGAGGCTCCCAGCCAAGATTTACTGAAAGATTACCGCTTCCATCAGTAGTAAAACTTCCACAAGCAATAGCACTATCTGTTCCTGTTGAACCAAATCCGCCAGCTTGGTCAGCGAATAGATAAGCTATATAAGTAAACCCAGATGCACTATTTGTTCTATTTGATGTTCCTACTGTAAATTGTGTTGATGTAGGGGCAATATTGTTCCAATAAGAAGAATCTGCTGTTTGTGCATCAGTTGTGTTTAAAAGCAAATAATATTGCTCTGGTGTTACACCATTATTTAAACCTTTGCTATAAACTGCCCAAGGTTGTCCTGCGGTTACGGTTTTAATAATAATCATTCCAGGTGTTGAACCTAAATTATGATTAATTGCTTGTGGTGAACCTGTACCAGTATATTGAACTATGTCAAAGAACTTAGGCTGTTTACGAAATGTCCATCCGACATAAGTTAATGAACTTAAGTTAACCCATCCATTTGTTGAATCAACTCCTAATGTAAATCCATTAGAATTAAAAGAAGTGACTGTGTTTGTCAATGTTACTTGACTACTTGTTAAATCACTCAATAATTGACTATTTGTTCCTCTTACAGTATCAGTAAGAACATTATCCTTAGAATTGCTTCTTGATTTAATCCAAACCATTCCACCATTATCTGCAAGGTCTATACCATTATTAATAGTATTTGATGCTCCTGTTCCTGTCCATAAATAAGTAGAAAATACATCATCCACATAAATAAATGGCCCCCCAAATGGCCAGTTGCCAGCGTGTTGAAATTGCTGTTGAAGAGTCCACTCACCTTGTGCATAAGATGATGTTGGTTGTACTGGATTGTCGGTTATGAAACCGCCTAAGTAACGCTGGGACATTTATATGCCCCTATTAGGTAAATGACTCAAAGGTTGCAGTAAAAGTCAAAGCGTTTGCTGTGCCAGATGTTACCGCAACAGACTGGTTTTCGGTAATATAAAAATCAGTAGTTTTATCGGTGATAATTAACGAGGCGCCAGCTGGTACGGAAATCTGATACGCTGGGTAGCTAATCACGGTAGCAGAACTAAAAATTGAATTATTACCAATCGCTACAGTAGCAAGTGCTGCAGTGTTTGTTGTGTTGGCTACTACAATACCGGTGATTTTATTTACTGTACTAGTAGTGGGCGTTAATCCAGTAAGGGAGTTTGTGCCGTTATAAGTCCAGCTAGTCGTGGGACTAGTAGTAGAAGGGACACAATAAGCGGTGTTACCGTAGATATAAGTGACTGCTGCGATATTTGGGTTTGCCATTTCAGAATCCTAATGTGATTGCATAAGCTATTGCTTGTGCTTTTGTTGCACCACCCGAAGGGGTTTGCCATGTTGGTAATGCGCCAGCTCCGCTAGAAGTTAATACTTGCCCAGATGAACCTAGACCAGATACTTGTTGTAGTGTACCAGTAGAAGTAGTACCTCCAGCAATAAGTGCGTATGGAGTAGTAGAAGTAATACCTGTACCGCCAGCAGCAACCGGTAAAGTGCCCGCAGTTAAAGCTGAAGATGATGTAGAGTACAAAGCGTTATTAGCGCCGGAGAAAGAAATTAACCCTGTACCACCGTAGTTAGTTCCAATTTGTGTACCATTCCAAACAGCGTTAGTAATTACTGCGTTACCAAACGAAGCTGTAGAAGTACCAAAGTCATATGTATCTGGGATGTAGCTATAACCAATCCAAGTACCAGCAGTTGTGCTGTTATCTAATAAAATAATTAAATCTACTGCGCCACTAACAATTGTATCAACAGTACTAGAAGCGTTATCAACAACAGTAATTGTCTGTGTAGAATCATTATCAAACGTAAATGCCACGCCTTTTTGTAACGTAGTTGCATCAGGCAGTTTAATCGTCTGAACATTGGTTCCAGTAAAGCGCTGATAGAATGCAGATGCTGCAGTAAGCGTTGTTGTACCACCAGATGTTGCTGTAGCTACATAGCCTTGAAATACGTTGTTTACGCTAATGTTTTGGTTTGAGTCTCTTAATACAACCGAATTAGCGCCACTAGAAGAAGTAACGCCTGTACCACCATAAGCAACAGGAATTGTTGTTCCGTTCCAAACACCAGAAGTAATTGTACCTAGTGGGCTTACGTTACCAGAGGCATCAAGGTTTACAGACTTCTCAGATGGGTAAGTAACAAATACAGTAACAGTACCGCTAAATGTAACCGCAGAACCTGAGTTACTAGACGATAAAATCGTAGTACGAGTTAAGGTGGGTCCTGTAGAAGAATACGTGCCAACACCTACTTCCCAATTACCAGAAGTATCGGTTGCCGCATAGAATGTAGTATTGCCATTACCAACAACGGCAAAAGACTGAAACCCGTTAACAGATCCAGTAAGCGTAAAACTTACGGTTGTGTTAGCCGAGCCAGTCTGTTGGACACGATCATAAACAACAAGAGCCATTTAGGACTCCTTAGCTAGTAGCAGTTGTAGAGTATGTAACGCTTACTGTGTCGCCAGCAGTAGTAGATTTAGCAGAACCAAATGCACCAGCGCTATACAAAGTACCGCCAGTATTAGACTGGGTAGAAGATGCGCCAGAACCTGTAACCAAGAAGCAACCCGTTACGTTACCACCAGAACCAGTGATTGTGTAAGTAATAGCTGTTGCAGTTGAAGTTACTACGTTAGATGGTGAAGCAACTGCGTTATCTGTTGCTGTTGCAAATACTGCTGTACCACGAACTGCTGAACCGCCAACTGTGTAGTTAACAAACTCAGTCCAACCGCTGTGTGAAGTCATTGTGTCTTCAACGTTAAATGTTGGGCTAGTTGTACCAATCAAACCAAGGAATGGTCCAGTGGTAGTATAAGTACCAGATGTGCGTAGCAATGTGTTAAGCATCAACTGCTTACCAACTGCGTTAACTAGGTTAGGGAAAGATTCTGTCCATTTAAGGTTGCCATCAGCATCACGGCACTCAACGTGGTAAAAACCTTCTACGCCAACAGTTTCACCTGTAGCGGCTTTGGCCTGCAAGGTAGCGATTGCGCTATCACCAGATCCTGATAATTCTTTAAACATATTAATCTCCAGAACTAATAATGGTAGCACTTGTATAACTACCGATTGATAAAATAGCAGACGTACTAGTCGCTGCTGGGAACTGCACAGTAAAACTGTTATTACAAACCTTATCTGACCCAAAATTTAACACAAAACATGCTGCTTTTGTGTTGTAATTATATACTAATGCCCCCCTAGCTGTAAAAGATGCTGGGTTCCAAACGGCGTTAGCAAAAGATACATAGGTCGTATTATATAGATTATCTACAGTAGGAGTAACCGTAATAGTTAATGGTAGCCCACCGGCTATATACCCTGTACCAACAACTTCATTAGCTGTTGTATAAACAGTTGTTGTGTTATTTAAATCTGCAAGAGCATTATACAATGCAATATAGTATGTGCCAGCGGTAAAGTTTTCATTGCCATTAAGCAAATTCTGCATGAATGTAGTGGTTGCACCTTGGACGATAGACATTATGCTCTATTCCCACTAACATTAAGTTTAGTTTGTCCATCTCTGTAGAAATCGCCACGATCAAGACCATCGCCAAGACGGCGTAATTGGTCAAGAGCTTCTTGATATTTAGTCTCATAATAACCAACTAAGTCTGCTTCGCCCTTCATAAAAAGCATGGCTTCACGCATAGAACCATAAAATAATACGGGGTCGTAATTATCACCAAGCCAACTAGTACCTTTAGAATTAGAAACTGCGGACACCGTAATAGAAAACCCTGAACCACTATTTCCTATAGAAGAACAAGAAAGAATATCGTTAACTACATAAAAATTACCACCAAACTTAAGTGTGCAAGAAGTAACAGTACCACCTAACACTACGATATCAGCAGATGCATTGGCTCCAGAACCACCTGTTAAAGCCACGTTTTGGTACACACCGTTTGCATATCCAGAGCCACCAACTAAAGTGCTTAGTGTTGTAATTTGTCCTTGAACAATGGTTGGCGGATAGTAAAAATAGTGCATCTCAACCATATAGCTTTGGTCTGGTGTAGGGGCAACCATTAGTGTCATTTCATTAAAGCTATTTAGCTGAGAACCAAATAACGCATAATATGCTGGCAAACCACCGGGGGTACCTTGGTAAGTTGGGCTTGTATAAGTTACCGTTGGATAAGCTTCCCGCAAAAAGTTAACGTCTTTATTTAAAAGATATTGGTATCTACTGGGTGTAACTGTATTATCAATAACAGCTAAAGAATAATTAGCAAGCCAATCATCAGGTAAAGAAATATATTGGTTTCCTGCAGTGAGAGTGCCAGTAACATTTTTACGCAATGAAGGTAAATTTACAGAGTTATATATCCGATCTTCAGCTTCCTGTACAAAAACAGGAATGTTAGCCACAAACAACTGCTCAGTGTTCTCGGCATACGCTTGAATCGAGTTATACAACGTTTCGTAATTCATTATTACTCTTCGGTTTTAGCTTCTTCTTGTGCTGGTAACTGAGATTGCAACTGGGCTTGAATCTTTAACAACAAAGAAAAAGCGCCTGTTTTAGTAGGCAACTCACCAAGTCCGGCAATAACGCCATCTACTTCGTTTAATGTTAGTTCTAATTTAATTGGTAATTTTGGGTCCATTATCCTTGCTTTCCACTAATTTTACGGCCTTTGGTTGCAGCGCCATAACCACGCATTTCTTTAACGCCATATGGGTTATCTTGCTTGTAGCCTTTGGTATTGTTACCTAAGCTAATTTTTAAATCGTCTAAATTATTGCCTTGACTATGTACTTCACCCTGTGGGTATGGATTAGGCATTGGTTGCTTATAGACACCAATATCGTTGCCACCACCAGATGGATATACAAAACCGGTATAAGCGCTAGCATCTTTATTCTCTTTAGCGTGACCCAATGGGTATTCGCCGGCTGGGGTTGGTTTAACTGATTTATTTGTAGCCATAATTACTCCTGATTTTTAGCACGAGCTAAGTTACGGCCCATTTTGCGTAGTTGCTCATTTGTTACTGTGCGAGCACCTTTTGAACCTTTGCCACCTTCAATGCCTACGGTTGGACCGGAGTCACCTAAGTTTCTGCCTTTTGTGCGACCAGACTTGGTTACGCCATCGGCTGCTGATTTATATCCCATAATAAACTCCTAAGTTGTTGAT